CTAATACACAGCCAGAAAGCATTATGCTTAAAAGGTTCGGGAATGATACTGCAAATAGTGATATTGCAAGATTGAAGTCTTCCAGATTTGTGACCTGCGAAGAACCGACAGAAGGTGTAAGATTAAATGAAGGTCTGCTGAAACAATTAACAGGTGGATCAAAGATTACATGCCGTTTTCTGTATGGCGATGAATTTGAATACACGCCTGAGTTCAAAATCTGGGTTGCTACAAATCATAAACCAGTTATTCGTGGTACGGATGTTGGTATTTGGCGAAGGATCAAACTGATTCCGTTTGAAGTGAACATCCCTGCTGAAAAGGTAGACAAGAATATGAAATATAAACTGCGTAAAGAAGCACCACAGATCCTGGCTTGGGCGATTGAAGGGTGTATGAAATGGCAGAAAGAGGGAATGCAAGAACCTGCTTGTGTATTGGATGCCGTAAAGGAATATAAGCAGGAAATGGATCTGCTTGCTACATTTATTGAACAATGTCTTGTGATTGATTATGAAGCAAAGATAAGGATTTCTGCACAAGAGTTGTTTAGTCTTTATATGAAATGGGCGAAAGCGAATAATGAATTTGAAATGAGTAGCAACAAGTTTTTCAGAGAGATAGCAAAACGTCTGCCGGAGAAAGGTCGTAGTGCGCAAGGGATATTCTTTCCTAGTATAAGAATGACGGATTATGGTACTGAACTTTCAATAGGAACAAGGCAGTATCGTTTCGATGATTTTAAGTGAGGTGATATATGTATGTCAGAAAAAGAAGAAAACAAAAAATACAAAATGTGGATTGACGAATCTGGTGCGATACGATGTGGAAAATGCAAAAGGATTTTAATGAAAACAAAATACGGAATAAGAAAAGATCAGATTTCAAAACTTCGGATGTGCGAAATTGAAATCAAATGTCACTCCTGCAAAATGATAAATATCTGATGTCAAAAAAAATGGTGATGTGATTTCGCATCATCATTTTTTTTGTCAAAAATAGCCTGTCCGATTTTTTGGACAGGTTTTTTGTGTCCGATTTATTGTACTTTTGATATTATACCGAACATCCGTTTGTTTCATGAGTTTTTTAAGTAAATTTGACCAGTTCGGTCAAAAAACGAACGCTCGTTCGATATTTTTATGGTCTGAACCGTCCAGAATGCCCCAGAACGGTTCAAAATGGGTTCGACGGTTATTTACCCACGAAATATTGTTCTGTTTCTTGACGGGGCAGGAAGACCTATTATGGACGACATTATACATACTGACGAAATTCAGTCACAAAATATGCCAAAAAAGCACAAAAAAGCTTGTTTTTTCTAATTAAAGGGTGTATTCTGACATAGGGTAAATCCCACGGAGCGGAATACCGCTTCGGACACATTGACAACGGTGTGAAAACACCTACACAGATCCCAGAAAGAGAGGACGAAAAGATGCAAGAAGAAAACTGGAAAGAAATGATTATGGCGTTCGTGATGTTCGTAATTACATTCATCATACTGCCGGGCATTGCAGGAGCGATTGAATGGAGTGCAGGAACGATTAAATGAAATCGCTGCAGAAAGACAACTGAATATGGAACAGAAAATCAAATCAAATCAAACAACAAAAGAAAAGGAGATCAAAATTATGGCACAGCAGAATAACTCACACAAGGATATGGCACTTATGTTGGTGAAGTTCTACAATATGCAGGCAGGTTCTGCAAACAGACTCGGTGATAATCCTAGCAGGATGCAGACCGTTCTGGACGCATTGGATCGTGGTGATATTGCAGATCTGAAAAACTGGATCAAGGAATATGTCAAGAACACGAAAGAGAGCGATCGAAAGATGTTGGAATGTTTCAGACAGTATCGTGGGTATGCAAAGACAGAAGATGTTGAAGTAAAGGACGATGTTCCCGAAGCAGAACCCGAAGTTGAAGCAGAAGTTACAAAAGAAGAAACACCTGCTCCTGCAACTACACCTGCTCCTGTTGCGACACAGGCGAATGCAACTAATAGCCTTGGTCTTTTAGAACAGATCGTTACGGAACTCGTGACAAAGATTTCTGCAGAACAGATTGGTATGGCGATCACAAATAAAGCGCAGGAAGAAGTTCGTGATTTTGTGAAAAAGGAATACGGTCATATCGAAAAGAAAATCATTACGGTCGTGAACGGAGTTGAGCGTCCTGCAAATGGAGTGCTTCACGATAAGTTTGATACCGTAATGAAATTCGTTGCAAATAACGAGCCTGTATTTTTGACTGGTCCTGCAGGTTCTGGAAAGAACGTTTTGTGTAAGCAGGTTGCAGAAGCACTCGGTCTGAATTTCTACTTCACAAATGCCGTGACACAGGAATACAAGTTGACAGGTTTTACAGATGCGATGGGTAACTACCAGCCTACACAGTTCTACAAGGCGTTTACCGAAGGCGGTGTCTTTATGTTGGATGAAATGGATGCAAGTATTCCAGAGGTACTCGTAATTCTGAATGCGGCAATCGCAAATCGTTACTTCGACTTCCCTGCTCCGATTGGATACGTTGAAGCACATCCCGATTTCAGAGTTATTGCGGCAGGCAATACGATTGGTCACGGAGCGGACTTCGAATATGTTGGCAGAAATCAGTTGGATGCCGCAAGCCTTGACCGTTTTGCATTGATCGAGATTGACTACTGTGAAGAGATTGAGAAAAACGTTGCGAACGGTGATCTGGATCTCGTGACTTTCTGCGAGGATTTCAGAAATGCGGCAAACAAGGCAGGAGTTCAGATCATTATCTCTTACAGAGCGATTGGACGACTTGCAAAGATGTTGCAGTTGCTGTCGATCACCGAAGCGTTGCAGACCTGCTTACTCAAGGGACTTGGAAAAGATTCAATCAACATGATCAGAACTGAAATGCATACGGTCAGCAAGTACACCGAAGCATTGGATGCGATTATCAAGGCGGCATAACAGAAAGGACGGTGAGAAAAATGAGCATCATTATGAACAAAGAAATCGTAGCAAATAGATCTGGTGCAAGAGGTACGAACAAGGAAAGGAAGATCGCAATTCATATGGAACGATTTGATTCCGTTATGGAAGTCGCTGACAAGTGCGATACCAGAGAAATGACAAGCAACGAGTTCCACAATATGAGAAAAGAAAGTCTCCGCAGTTGGCACGGTGTGGACACTTATGATGAAGCAATCAATCTGATGCATAACGGATATGAACCGCAGATCACAATGATGGAACTGGATCGTATTGCAAGGGGTGGGGGAAAGCGGATTGCATTCAGCAACAACATCGTGGGATTTGCACCAGTTGTTCCTCTTGCATTAAAGGGCGTTCCGAATTGTATGATCGATATGAGAATGAAACCTGCAAAGATCAAGGTGATCGATTTGTATTATGAATGTACACACTCTGCTAGTTGCGATGCAGAGGAACTGATTGCTGATGGCAAGAAAGTTCTTGGAGCGATTATGGCTATGGAACGGTCTGGATACAAAATCAACTTATATGCAATGCAGTCATATGCAGACTCGGATGATTGCGATATGATGATCGTCAAGATCAAATCCAGTAATCAGCCATTTGATTTGAAAAGAATGAGTTACGCACTTATGCATCCTGCATTTTTTAGGGTGATAGGATTTGACTGGTATAGCAAATTTCCAGATGCGAAATTCAGATTCGGATATGGGCATTGGCTCGCAAGGGAATTCAATGACAAGGAATTATTACAGGAAGAATTCAGAAGAATTTTCGGAAACAATGCGGTATATCTTTCTGGTATGGAAACGAACATTCACGATCAGCAGTACATCATTGACACATTGAAGGGTAACAACAAATAAGAAAGGGGATCAAGGTTATGAGCGAAGAAAGAATTCTCAAGGCTATGGAAAAGGCGGCAGATATGATCGCTCCTATTGCAAGGGATCACGATTTGTATCTGGACGATCTTGAGTGGGGAAACGACTGTTTCAGTATAAAGTTGTTTCACGACTATTTCAGAAAGTTAGGCGGGTTCAATAGACCCGTCCCAAAACTGGAGAAAGAAATGAGATTTTTCTATGATCCGTGTGATGATGATGGTCGCACATTTGATGAACAGGTTGCAGATGCAGTAAATATGTTTCTTGATAACAATTTTTAATCACGAAAGGAGATCACGATTATGATGAACGTAGAATGGAATTATTTCAATAAGTTTGAGCAGATGAATAAGTTTTTACTTCCTGCGACAGGAGAGGGATTGACAATGGCGAATCAGATTTTTACTGCCGTGAACAAACTGGTTTACAAGTGGTATAACGATGGTGATGTGTTTGATAATGTTCATAGCGATCTGAAAGGATGGGCGAATGATCTCACGAGTTATGCTAACTGGTTGCACAAGTATTGTGGGGATGAAGTGCAGAACATTCTGGAAGGTATAAATGGTCTGTATTGTGACGAGCAGTATGAGGAACTTCTCAAGGATCTTGCAGACACTTGTCTCGATATTGATTTTATACTGAAAGGCAAGTTTGCATCCAGATTGAAAGAAGGTTCCGTATATAATTGCGATGGACCGTTTGAATATTCAGAACATCCCGGCTATCCCGATTATGTTGAGATCGATTATGACGGAACATTTGTTATCACAACAGACGAAGACGGATATGATTGCTGTATGGAATGGTTCGATGATCTGGATGATGCTATAAACTGGTGTGAAGAAAAAGGCATTGATTATGATATTACAGAAGATGCAGAACGGCAGGGCAACAAGCCAGAGTTTTTAGTGATAATGTATGATGAAGAAACAGGGCGTTTCACTTTTGAATTAGATCGATGTGACAATCATTATTATGATGATTACTGGACGGATCAGACATTTTATAACTTGAGTGATGCAGAAGATTTTCTGGATGGAGAAGAAATTGATTATGAACTTTCAGATGAAGCGATGGCAATTTCGGAATCAGAAAATTAAGAAAGGAATGGTGGATGATATGACAATAAAGTATATGGTGATGTTTCATAATTATCTCGATGATGATTTTGGATATTATACAGATGGTCTGTATGGTGAGTATGAAACGATGGCGATTGCAAAATCTGTAATGCGACATCTGTATAAAACGCAACCAGACTTCATGACATTTTACATAAACGAAATCGAGTCTGAAAACTGAATCAAATAATCAGCGTTTTGATCCCCCTGCAAAGTGGTATTTGACCACGGAGCAGGGGTTTTTTATATTTTGTTTATAATTTGTTCTGGGATGTCCGTTTTTACTATAATATATGCGATAATGTCATTTTTTTGGCTTCTGGAAGCCCCAAGAAGGGCATTTTTGACAAATCGTGGGTAAATTATAGGGTTTTTACCAAAAAACGGCTTCTTGAGCCTGCTAGAGTGGTTCCAGACACCCTGTTTTTGACTAAATCGGTCAATTTTGACCAATTTTGGGGTTCTGGACGGGGTTCTGAATGGTTCATAAGGGTATACCCACGGATGATAAAAATGGGTGGTTCTGGGGCATTTTTGAGGGGTTCTCGAACCTGTTTTTTTATAGTTTGACATATGGTGTTTTTTTTGATAGAATGCACTCAAAAAGAGGTGAAAAATGAAAAAAATAATCAAAAAAATGAATAAAAATGGAATTTTTAGCGTTATTCTGTTTTTATTTATTTGCTTATCGATGCGATACATAAAACCAGTTCCTGCATTTCCAAAATTCGGGAAAATATTAGAAAGCGCATTGTCTATTTTGAAAACAGATACGCTAAAAGAAAACGCATTATATTCGATAAGAATCACTTTCATAGCAATATCAATATCATTTACTTTCGGAATATTGATAGCATCATTATGTTGGATCAGTGATTTCATAAATGATCTGCTATCACCTATATTCAATTTCATAAAAAACATTCCTGCATTGGCACTATTTCCATTGTTTATCGCATTGTTTGGAATAGATGATGAACCTAGAATAGCGGTAGTTGTGTGGACAGGATTTTCACCGATGCTCGTTTCCACGCTTTTTTCATTCAATAATACAGACAGCAGTATTATTGAAGCCGCAAAGATCGATGGTGCGAATAAGATAAGGCTTCTGACAAAAATAGTTATGCCTGTTTCTTCCGTGGAAATACTGAATGGCTTGCGTATCTGTGTAGCGAATTCATTTATAGCAGTTGTTGCCGCAGATATGCTAGGTGCGACAAAAGGCTTAGGCTATATGATTGTATGGAGTGCGAATATATTTCATTATGCTGAAATGTATATATACATCTTGATTGTGGCATTTATTGGTCTTGTGACCAATTTTGCATTAGAAAAAATTATCATTTTTACAAAAAGGAGGGTTTTTTATGAAAGCAAGAACAAGAGGTCTATTGGCAACGGTGTTGGCATCGATAACTGCATTGTCGATGATGGGTTGCCAGAGTGCGAAAGGGGGGGCGAACGATCCTGCTCCTACGGCATCAGCGAAAACAGAAGTAACGACTCCTGCAACAGAAACAAAGAGTCCTACTGTGGTTAAGCATATCGGTTTCAAGATTTATGATCCTGTATATGTTGCTATCGATAAGGGGTTCTTTGATGATAGCGTTATCGATGTGCAGTTGGTAGACACAGTAGCAGGCGGTCCGAGTGCGATTGAAATGGTCGCAACTGGTGAAGCGCATAGTGCTGTAAGTTCTATCATGGCGATCACGAACGCAGTAGATGCAGGAATGCCTGTTATCGGTGTTACGGATGTGCAGAGCGCATTCTCTGATGTTCCTCTGGAAGAGTTCTATGTTAGGGATGATAGCGATATTCATTCCGTTGAAGATCTGCGTGGAAAAAAGATTGCGATCAATCTTGTGAAATCATCTTTCCATTATACTTGGCTTATCGCTCTTAAGAATGCAGGAATGACAGAGGAAGATGTCACATTCATTACTTTGTCTTTTGCAGAGCAGGAAGAAGCACTTATGAATGGTACGGTTGATGCTATCGGTGTATTACAGCCGTATTCTGGCAAGGCAAGACGTAATCCCGAACTTCGTCAGTTGTATAATGCTTGTGATGCATTTGGTGCAAGACAGTTCTCTGATATTTTTATGAATACAGAATGGCTTGCTAAAAATCCAGAAGCCGCAAAAGCATATGTGGAAGGTATTGCGAAGGCTTGTGATTGGATCAAGGACAATCAGGCAGAAGCAAAGACTATCATCGAAGCACATACTGGTATTGATGCTGGCTTGATCGATGATTATCGTTTCCAGAATGATGCGGCTGTTATTATGGATGATCATTCATACTGGCTGAAATATATGCAGGAGAATGAAGGCGTATCAAGCAGTCTGACCGTTGATAAGATTGCCACAAATGAATACAATGCGAGGGTTAAATAATGGAATACGAGAAAAGAAAAGTATTGGAACTTATTCCAAATCAGAATAATGTCCGCAAACACAATGCATCCCAGATAAAGGAGTTTGTGAAGTCCATTGAAAAGTTTGATACGATAAGACCTATTGTTATCGATGAAAACAATGTGATCCTTGCAGGACACGGACTTTGCGAAGCACTCAAGGCTATGGGGCGTGAAGAAGCGGATGTTATCGTAAAGAAAGGGTTATCAGAAAACGACAAAAAGAAACTTTTGCTTGCTGATAACAAGATTTTTTCCCTCGGTATCGATGATTACGGCGTAATCGAAAGCATTCTTACTGAATTAGGTGAAAAATCTGATTTCGATATCCCCGGCTATGATTCTGACACACTTGAAGAATTATACGGAATAAAAGGCGTAGAGCAGGAGGTAGCGGAAAACGGAACACCTGTTAGCAAGGCACTTGAAGGTATGGCTACGACAGGCGATGATAAAAAGGATGATGCGGAAGTGAAAGATACCGAAGATCCGAAGCCATCGAAAGCAGTAGAAAAAGCAAGAGAAGAAGCAGGTGACAGAAAGTTTGTTATCTGCCCGAATTGTGGGGAAAGAATATGGTTGTAAAAAGACCTATCGGCATTGATGTTCTTACTGCCGCTAAAAACAGAATAATTGAAGCGTTCTCCCGTGGAAAGAAGATCAATATGTCTTTCAGCGGTGGAAAGGACAGCCTTGTTATGGCTGATATTGTTTACAATCTTTTGCAGAGTGGGGCGATAAACCCCGCTCTGCTTACCGTTACATTCATTGACGAAGAAGGTATGTATGATGATGTGATCCAGATCGTGAAAAACTGGAGAACAAAATTTATGCATATCGGTGTGAAATTTGACTGGTATTGCCTGCAAGTAAAGCATTATTCCTGCTTACATAGTCTTTCAGATGAAGAGTCTTATATCCTATGGGATAATACGAAAAAGGATGTTTGGATGCGGAAAATGCCTAAATTCGCTATAACGGATGATCCGTTTTTCATCCCGTATAAAGACAACTATCAGTCTTTTCTTGAAAGAAAAGAAAAAGCATATGATATGATATCTATGCGTGGGGTTCGTGTATCAGAAAGCATTCAGAGGTTCAAAAACATAGCAAAATCAAAAGATAATCGTATTGTTCTGCCTATATATGATATGACAGACAAGGATATTTGGCTATATATACGAAAATACAATGTAGAATATCCGATTACATACGAATATCTCTATCGTGTGGGAACGCCTACAAATCATTTGAGAATATCGCAGTTTTTCTCCATTGATTCTGCAAGGGCGCTTGTTCCGTTGGCAGAAATATACCCAGATCTGATGGAGCGTGTAAGCAAGAGAGAACCGAATGCGTATATCTGTGCTATGTATTGGGATACGGAAATGTTCGGGCGTAATTCGCATAAAAGAAAGGTAATCGAGAAAGACGAAGAAAAAAAGGATTACAGAAAACTTGTTATTGATATTATGCGTTCTAAAAATCCAGAGCATCCAGATGTGGTCTGGAAATTGAAACCGCATATTCTCCGTGGCGAATCATTTATGAATGAGCGTGATTGGAGAAATATATATCAAGTCCTTCAAACTGGTGATCCGAAGAAAAGGCAATGCAGGGCAATCATTATCGGAATATACGGAAAGGATAACACAAGAAAATGAATGATATCGAATTATTAACCCCTGTCGCAAATGTTAAAATCGTTGACAGGGAGTTGTTAAAACCAAATGATTATAACCCTAATAAAGTCACGGAAGATAATCTGAAACTGCTTATGCAGTCTATTCTTACAAACGGATGGACTCTGCCTATCGTTGTACGTCCAGATTATACGATTATCGATGGTTTTCACAGATGGACTGTGTCCGGCAGAGAACCGTTGAAAACAAAATTGCAGGGGAAAGTGCCTATTGTTATTGTGGATCATAAAGACCACGATGAAGATGTCTATGGCACAATCACGCATAACAGAGCTCGTGGTACTCATTTGCTTGAGCCGATGAAGAAAATCGTAAAAGAACTTATCGATGATGGCAAGAGTGTGCAGGATATTTCAAAACAGTTGGGTATGAAGCCAGAAGAAGTCTTTCGTCTTTCAGACTTTACAAGAGAAGATTTTTTGCGTATGCTTACAGAAGGACATAGCCAATTTTCAGAAGCGTATATCATAGGAGAAGTGTGATATGGGTAGACCGAAAAAAAATCTTACAAAAGAACAATGGTCAAGCGTTGATTATATGTGTATGATCCATTGTACTGGTGAAGAAATTGCAGGCGTTCTACGTATGGACTATGATACTCTGAACAGGATATGCAAAGAGCAGAAAGATATGTATATTTCGGAGTATATAAAACAGCATCAGAATGGTGGCAATATGTCGCTTCGCCGTGCGCAATGGAAATCTGCAGAAAATGGAAATGTTACAATGCAGATTTGGCTTGGTAAACAATGGCTTGGTCAAAAGGATCAGCAGGAAATTGAAATGTCCGTTAATTCAGATGAATCTCTGAAAGAGATGGAGCGATATTTTGATAAAAAAATGAATGAAGAATAGTTTCTGGGGTTATTGATATGATATCAAAACAAGAAATTCTTGATTTACTATGGTATCGACCCGTAGAAATAGGGCATTGGGTTGGATTCAAAGATTTAACTGATATGCATAATAACTGGTTGCGTGATTTTTTATACAGAAAGGATGATCAAACGCTTCAAGGACACAGGGGTAGTTATAAAACGACTACCCTTTCTTTGTTCTTTGCTATACACGCTATTATAAAACCGAATGAAACGCTTTTGTTCTTTCGTAAAACAGGATCGGATGTGAATGAAATCATAAGACAGACAAGTAATGTAATGCATTCTGGTTGTATTCAGAAAATGGTCTTTACTTTATACGGAAAATGTCTTATGTTGCCAGTTGATAAGAACTCCGAGATAACAACTAATCTGTCAAACACAATTAAAGGACAATCACAGATTGTAGGTCTTGGTCTAGGAACAAGTATCACTGGTAAGCACGCAGATATTGTCGTAACGGATGATATAGTGAATATCAAGGACCGTATATCATCTGCGGAACGAGAAAGAACGAAGATTGCATATCAAGAGTTACAAAACATAAAGAATCGTGGCGGTCGTTTTGTGAACACAGGCACGCCTTGGCATAAAGATGATTGTTTTACGCTTATGCCAAATCCGCAAAAATATGATTGCTATTCTACTGGTCTTATGACAGATGAAGACATCGATGAAATGAAATATCGTATGTCTGCATCTTTATTTGCGGCGAACTATGAATTGAAGCACATAGCAGGGGATAATGTTCTGTTTCCTAACGCTAAAACTGGTGCTGATATAAGCAACATAATGAACGGAACAGGGCATGTGGATGCCGCATTCTACGGAGAAGATTATACTGCTTTCACGATAATGAAATATCACGATGGGCATTATTATATTTTTGGCAAGGTTTGGAGAAAGCATATAGAAAACTGCTATGCTGACATAATAGAATTTTTCACAAAATACCTTGTCGATAAAATATACAACGAAAAGAACTCTGACAAGGGTATGGTAGCAAGAGAAATGAAAAACCTTGGATTACGAGTAGTTCCGTATGATGAAACAATGAATAAGCACATCAAAATAGCCACATACTTGAAAGCAATCTGGAATGATGTTATATTTGTGGAAGGAACGGATCCTGCATACATCGAACAGATAGAGGATTATACGGAAGATGCGGCACACGATGATGCACCAGATAGTGCGGCTTGTTTGGCTAGGTTGTTCTACCCTAGGATCACACGTCACGAAGGTAGAAAAGATGTTGTTGCTGAAATCTTAAAAAGAAACGGAGGGTCAGAATAAATGCTTACATATCAAGACTTACAAAAAGTAGGTGAAGATGAAACAAAGCGAATGGCTTTTGTTTTCAGCGTTATCAGCCAGCATAAAATGACGAATTTATATCAGACTGCTGTTATTGCTGATGAATATGACAAGCAGAGAAACAGGACAATCGTGAATTATCAGAAATTGCTTTACACGCTTACAGGAGAAGCTGTGCCAGATAATTATTCTGCAAACTATAAGTTATGCTCAAACTTTTTCAACCGTTTTGTGACACAGCAGAACCAGTACCTGTTATCAAACGGTGCGGTTTGGGAAAATGATGATACAGAAGAAAAACTTGGGAAAGATTTCGATTACGAATTGCAGAAACTAGGGCGTGAAGCACTTGTGGGTGGTGTTGCTTTCGGTTTTTGGAATCTGGATCACATGGAGCCGTTCTCTGTGCGTGAATTTGCACCGCTTTATGACGAAGAAAACGGTGCGCTGATGGCAGGAGTACGTTTCTGGCAGGTAGATAGCACAAAACCGCTCCGTGCTACGCTTTACGAACTCGATGGATATACAAATTATATGTGGACGAGTTCTGATAAGGGCGAAATGATCAAACCGAAGCAGAAATACATCATAAAGACACAGACAAGTGTCGCTGATGGTACTGTTATCTATGACGGTGAGAATTATCCGAATTTCCCGATTGTGCCGTTATGGGGTAGCCCTCGTAAGCAGAGTGAGATCGTTGGTATTAGAGAAAACATAGATGCTTACGACCTTATTAAATCGGGATTTGCGAATGATCTCGATGATGCAAGTCAGATTTACTGGATTGTTCAGAACGCTGGCGGTATGGATGATGTGGATCTTGCGAAATTCTTAAAGCAGTTGAAAACTGTCAAGGCGGCAGTTGTGGAAGAAGACGGAGCAAAGGCAGAAAGTCATACGATTGATGTTCCGTATAATGCAAGAGAAGCGATTTTGGAACGCCTGCGGAATGATATGTATGATGATTATATGGCACTCGATACAAAAGCGATTGCTGATGGTGCTGTTACTGCTACACAGATCAAAGCGGCATATGAACCGATTGACAGCAAGGCAAATGAATACGAGTATTGTATTTTGGATTTTTTAAGCAGGCTATTGCCGTTGGCAGGAGTAGACGATCAACCTACATTCACACGCTCAACGATTGTAAATGCATCAGAACAGATAGGCATGGTCCTGCAGAGTGCAGAATATTTATCGCAGGAGTATGTGACTGAAAAACTGCTTAATCTGTTAGGTGATGGTGACAAGGCAGATGAAGTGCTTGAAAATATGCAGAATGAAGAAATGTCGCAAATGTATTCTTACGATAATGGCGGTGAAGAAACAGAAGATACTGCAGAGCAGGAAAATACAGAAGTAAATAATGCTCTTGGTGACTATGGAAATGAAGTCCTTGCAGAATTAGAGAAACTTTTGGAGGAGTTATGATATGGCAAGTGTAGATTATGATCCGATAAAAGCGCATGAGTATTACATGAAGCATAGAAAACTGAAAGGCAGGCATTCCACAAAAGGAATGTCTGATTCTGCAAAAGAAAAATGGGCATATGCCCGTAGTCAGTTATCGGAGCAGTACAAGCAGGAAAAGGATCAGATTACAGAGAACAAAAATGCTCTTAATCTGGCTATTTCCGAACGTATCAAAGAACAAAAACAGCAGTTATCCGATCAAACGAAATCAAAAATTGAGAATTTGCGTCAGCAGTTAAAGAGTATGCCGAAAGAACAGCGTGCGCAGATGAAAGAAAAGATCAAAGAAGCAATTTCTGGGTTGCGTGATAAACTGAAAGATGCAAAAGCATCTGTTTCAGAAGCAGGAAAGGCGGCAAAACAGGATCTGAAAGATCAAGTAGCAGAAGCAAGATCAGCGGCAAAAGAGAAACACGAAAAGGATCTTGACGAAGCATACGAGAAAATTAAAGGATCGAAGTAAATAGGAGCACCTATGGATAAAATGCAACGGCAAACAGATAAGGATCTGGAAGAACTTGAAAAACGCTTGAAAAAAGAATACAAAAAAGCAGAAAAAGAAGTGGAAGAACGAGCCATTGCATATTTCAATGAATTTCAAGAGCGTGATAAGATCATGTTACAAAAATTACGTGATGGAGTTATCACGGAAAGCGAATACAAGCAATGGCGTATGGGCAGGATGATGTCTGGTAATCGTTGGGTTGCTTTAAGGGACAATCTGGCAAGGGATTATGTTATGACTAATCAACGATCTGCAGGTATGATAAATGACAGCCTATTCCAGACCTATGCAAATAACTACAATTATCAGATATATCTTGCTGAAAGAAATGGTAGGATCGATACTGGGTTTGCTTTGTATGATAAAGATGCCGTAATACACGCTTTGCAGGAAACGCCAGATCTGATAGCAACAGCACAAGTAAATATCCCTAAAAATATGCGTTGGAATGAACAGAAAATTACAAGCGCAATAGCACAAGGGATTTTGCAGGGTGATAGTATTTCAAATATTGCTAACAGATTGCAGTCTGTAAAGAATATGAACCAGTCTTCCGCTATACGAAATGCTCGTACTCTTACAACTGGAGCAGAAAATGGTGGACGTTTTAACTGTTCCAAGCGATTAGAAGCGGCAGGCGTAGAACAGCAGAAACAATGGATGGCTACGCTTGATAAAAGAACCCGTGATTCGCATAGGGCATTAGACGAAGAAATGGCTGATATGGATCAGCCGTTTTCAAATGGTTTGATGTACCCAGGCGATCCTAATATGGCACACATAAAACCAGAAGAAGTATATAACTGTCGTTGTCGTTATGTAACACAATTCAAAAGATGGCCGAGTACATTCACCCGTAGTACAGAAGCACTCGGAGAAAGTTATGAGGATTGGAAAAATGGCAGGCGTAGAGTTTAAGGTATTAGATAACACAAAAAAAATTATTCTTGAAAAAGATCAACTTGTGGAAATTGCACTTCATGTTATTGGCACGAAAATGGCTGATTATGCCGCAGAAAATCTGGAGCGAAGTCCTAGGCGTGTTGATACTGGCAGATTGAAAAACAGTCTTACGCATAGGGTTGAAATGGATGAAGATGCAGTATATGCAGGAACAAATGTGGAATATGCTCCGTATGTTGAATATGGTACTGGAAAATACGCAGATGGCGGTGGCAGGAGCACGCCGTGGCTTGTAAAAGTTCCTAAAAATGCCGGTGGTAAATGGGCAGGAAAGGTATTTATTACGGCAGGAATGAAGCCGAATCATTTTTTAAGGGATGCCTTGCAGGATCATGAAAAAGAATATATCGGGATAGCAAAAGACATTTTGGATGGAAAAATGTAATTTTTTTTCAAAAAAAATAAAAGACGAACATGAGTTTGATAAAATGCAAAAAGACAAACTTATGTTCGTCTTTTCTATTATTATATTATATATTTTATGTATTTTATGTATGATTTTCATTCATTCATGAAAAGTTCCCATGTAAAAAAAATTACATGGAAAAGTTTATAGAAATGAATGAAAATAATACACTATTTTCAAAAATATTTTTTTGACAAAAAAAACAAAGAGTGATATGATTAACCCCAAAGGGGTAAAGCAATACCTCTGTCACAAAAATCTAATGGCGAAGAAACGCCACCGAAGCAAAGGAGATTATATCTATGGCACTTTCCAGAAAAATGTTGGTAGCGATGGGGATCGAATCAGAAAAGATTGATGAAATCATTTCTGCGCATTCCGAAACTGTTTCAGCGATCAAAGAGGAGCGTGATACTTACAAGGCAGATGCCGAGAAGTTGAAGGCTGTGGAAAAGGATCTTGAAACTGCGAATGCTGAACTTGAGAAATTCAAGTCTGGCGATTGGGAGAAAAAGTACACGGATCTGAAAACTGAGTACGATGGTTACAAGCAGGATGTGAAAACAAAAGAAACTACTGCAAACAAAACTGCGGCATACAAGAAACTGCTGAAAGATGCAGGAGTTTCCGAAAAAAGGTTTGATGCAATCTTGAAAGTAACTGATCTCAACAGCATTGAACTGGATAATGCAGGAGTTGTGAAAGATGCTGAAAAACTCACCGAGGGAATAAAGTCAGAGTGGAGCGATTTTATCACTACGGACGGTAAACAGGGTGCCAATACCCCGAATCCCCCGACAAATAACGGTGGTGAGTTGAAACAGCCAAGCCGTGCGGCACAGTTGGTCGCACAGTATCAAGCAGAACATTACGGTAAAGCAAAGGAGGATTAAGAAATGGCTTTTATCGGTGCTGTAAAAAAAGGACAGATTTATGCGCCTGGCTATTTTCTCGCATACAATGACGAGAACGTGACCAGAGAAACAAAAGAATTTTCTGCAAGTTCCGCACTTGTTGTGACTACAGAAGATGGCAAGTATATTCCGATGGGTACTGCATATCCGACAAACGATAGTAGTGCGATCGGTATCACTTATGAAGATGTTGATGTAACTGTCGGCAATATGCCGGGCTCTGTTGTGACTGGTGGTACGGTTGAAGTTTACGAGGATCGTCTGGCGATTACTGGAGCAAATTACAGTTCCGTTACGCTGAAGAATCTTGTTTCCCCGAAGGCACAGGGATGGTATGAGAGTGATGGACAGTTAGAGCCGACCTATACTCTGTCTACGGATGAAACTGTGAATACATCCAAGACCTACTACGAGAAGGACGGCGATGAATACAGCGCAGTTTCTGACTATGCGGCAGTTCTGAATCCGTCTGCAGAGGGTTGGTATGAAAGTGATGGAGCAGGCGGTTATACTCCGTCTACCGATACCGAGGGCGATAAGACTAAGACCTACTACGAGAAGTCTGATGTTCGTCTGTCTAGTGAAGCAAAGACCGCACTTGCGGCTCTTGGATTCAAGTTTATCGCATCTGCACCTGCAGTCACAAGACCGTATTAAGGGGAGGTAGTGAAAAATGGCAAAGTGGGAAGATAATATTTTTGGTAAAGTCGCACAGCAGGACTGGATCGATGTTGGTACGCAGGTGCCGACCAGACAGAATGATCCGATCGATACTCTTTTCGGTGATGAAAAGACCGACAATCTGGTTGCATACTGGGAAAGCATCGCAAGCCAGTACAGCATTCCTGTGATGGCACAGTTCCACGGTTTTGATACCGAGTCGCAGAAAACATTCCGTATCCCGATCGATACACACAACATCGAGAAAGGTCTGATCAAGGTTAAGATCAATCAGTCCGAGCGTTTGCGTGCGCTTACTCGTGCAGGTGTGCAGGGTGATTCTGCTCTGTATGACTACGTTCTGCAGGATGGTATCAGACTTGCAGATCAAGTTATCACTCGTACAAAGGTTGCAAAGAACGAGTTGCTTGCAACTGGTAAGGTTACGATCAAAGAGAATAATCTGAATCTGACCGTAGACTACGGTGTGCCGGAAGAACAGACAGCTTTCACTCTGGATCTTACACAGGATGCAGATGTTGCAAGCCAGATTCAGGCGATCATCGACTACGCAACAGAGATCGGTGTGACCATCACTGGTATGGTGACCAGTAAGAAAAACCTCACAAAGATGCGTAACAACAAGTACCTGCAGACTGCAATCAACGGTACTATGGGGCAGGGAGCATTGCTTTCTAACGCACAGTTGAACGCATATCTGTCTGACGAGTTCGGCATCGACACGATCATCACGAATGATCTGTCTTATGGATCATCTGCATCTATCGGCTCTGATGGCAGACCGACTATCGTGCAGAACAAGTATTTTCCGCAGAATAAGGTTACGTTCTTCGCAGGAAATCCGAACGGCAGACTGGGTACTGGTCTGTGGGGCGATTCTCCCGAAGTAGATGCAAGCCGTTTCTACGATGTAAGCAAAGAGGGATCTGTATCTCCGTATGTTTACATCATGCAGTGGATGGAGAAGGATCCTTCTGTGCTGTGGACAAAGGCAAGTTCGCTGTTTATGCCGGTGCTGTATAATCCGAACAGCCTGTTTATTGCAAGCGTAGTTGAGGGCGTATGATGGCAGAATACAGGGTGATCCATACATTTGTAGATCTGTCTGATAAGCATTACATTTACCGCTCTGGGGATAAGTTCCCCAGAGACGGTATTGTTGTTAATGAGGATCGTATTGCAGATCTGGCAAGTGGGAAAAACAAAATTGGCAAGCCTGTAATCGAGAAAATTACGCAGGTCACAGAAAAAATACCGTATGAAAAGCCAGAAATTGTTGAGTTAGATGCGGTAAATATCGTTGGGGATCTTGACGATGATGTGACGAAAACTGGTGAAGAATCAGATCTTTCGGAAAAACCTGCTGAAAAGAAAAGAGGACGCAGGAGAAAAGATGCTGACTGAAATCTGTGCGGAGATCAAAAATTTTTTTACATACGAAGTAGATAAGCACATTGGGGATTTCTCTATTGTGGGCGGTGTTATTACGCCGCCTATTGTTATATCGACAGACTATATTCGTATTGTGGGTAGTCGTAAAAACGATGGTGTTCACAAGAAAGGTACGAACGAGTTCGGTCTTGTTGATGAGGGAAAATTCCATGGTGCTATCTGGGTAATGTCACCACCTGCTGAATTTCTTGCACTTGTAAAAGAAATTGAGGACTGGCAGAAAAAATATGGTGGGGTGGATTCGCAGGCTATGTCGCCGTATAACAGCGAAAGTTTTGGAGGTTATTCATACTCCAAGAGTGGTGCGTCAAGTAGCGCACAGGGCAATTCTGGCGGCATTTCGTGGCAATCAACATTCGCAAAGCGTCTGAACATTTATCGGAGGATCAGAATATGAGTTTATTATCCGAAGCAATGACAGGATGCGTAATGCTTGATAAAACTACTTCGTCAGACGGATATGGTGGCTATGTGATCTCTTGGAAAGATGGCGCAGAGTTTTTGGCGGCAATCGTTCTTGACAGTTCAATGCAGGCTAGGATCGCTGAAAAGCAGGGAGTTACAGCACTTTATACTGTGACTACAACAAAAGCATTGAATTTGCAGTATCATGATGTGTTTAGGCGTGTGGAAGATGGAAAAATCTTTCGAGTAACAAGCGATGGCGATGATAAGAAAACGCCTGCAAGTGCAAATTTGAATATGCGGCAGGTAACTGCGGAAGAATGGGAATTAACAGATGGACAAAGCACAAGCACTTAACAGTTTCTGGAATAGTTTCGGATTGACGGCATACGATGAATTGACGGTGCCAGATGATGCGGTTTTGCCGTATATAACATACGAAACAAAGACAGATAGTTTTGAAAATCGATTGCTGTTATCTGCATCCGTTTGGTATCGCAGTACATCATGGGCAGATGCGGAAAAGAAAGTCGCTCAAATCGCTGAATACATTGTGAAACAAGATCCTTGCACTATTCGTATTGACGGTGGTAGAATATACATAACGAAAGATACTCCGTGGGGTACACGAATGGTGGATGCCACGGATAATGGTGTTCGAAGGATCTTAATGAATATAGGCGTTGAGTATCTAACAGAAACATAAACCAAAAAAGGAGGGTTTAGAAATGGCAAAATTTACAGTTATTCCGTCCGATACTTTTGACGGATTGCAGATGGATGCAGGTGTTATTCTGAAAAGTTTCGATCCTGCTACGCCTGTTGCTCCTGCTGATAGTGACATTGTGTGTGCAACAACTGGCGGTATTACGATTTCTTGTAAGCCGACATACTCGGATCTTGGATCGGATGTTGATAACTGCCCTGTGAATATGAAGGAATTGAAGCATCTGGATTCTTGGGAGTGCAAGATTTCCTTTACATCTCTGGGCACAAGCGCAGAAAGCATCAAACTTTCTCTCGGTGCGGCTGATTATACCGCACAGACTGGAAAGATCGCTCCTCGTCGTGATCTTGCGCAGACCGATTTTTCGGACCTGTGGTGGGTAGGTGATCGTGCCGATGGCGGTTGCGTTGCTGTTAAGTTGAAAAATGCTCTGTCTACTGGCGGTTTCTCTCTGAAAACCACAAAGAACGGCAAGGGACAGAACACAATGGAATTGACAGGACACGTTGCTCTGGCTGATCAGACAAACATGCCGATGGAAATCTATTCCATTGATCCGTCTGGTGATACCTACTACAGCGTAACACAGAACCTTGCACACGTTACATCTGACTATACCGAAAGCGTAATCAAGGAAAGTACAGAACTGGAAGTAACGCTGACTGCTGATGAAGATTATACCATCGATACCGTACTGGTATTTATGGGTGGTGTGGACGTTTCCAGTACCGCTTGGGATGATTCTACAAGCAAGGTAACAATCACATCTGTAAGTGGCAACGTAATCATTACAGCATCTGCAAGTACGACCTAATACAAATCAAAAGGAGTGAAAAGTAGCGTATGAAGAACTTGGCAAATTGCAAACCTACGGAGTTTATTGCACAGACCGCAAAGATCAAAGAAGCAGTAAAGAATTGGATGGATGTGACGGAAATCATGTCCATCCGTAGAAAACTGCCGGAGTATGAGAAAGCACCTGCTGATGCAACTGCAGAAGAACGTGCAGAAGTTATCAAACGAAATGCCGCAAAGAAGCAGGATCAGACTATGCAGAATTTGTCAGAGATCGTAGACAAAATGCTTGTCGAGCATCCGCAGGAAACGCTGAATGTACTTGCGCTGTGCTGTTTTGTTGAGCCAGAGAATGTGGATGATCACACGATGGATGAGTACATGGAGTGTATTTTTGAACTGTTTCAGAGTAAGAGTGTGGTCAATTTTTTTACTTTATTGGCGCAACTGAACCAGAAGAATGGCTAAAAGGTCTTGAAACGCTGAATTTTAATCTTGTAGAATTATGTGGGAGCGGATATGTAAGTGAACATTGCATATCCGCTTTTCTAAAAAGACAAGATGAAAAGGCATATAAGAACTATGTAACAGATGCGCTGAAAATAATCACGGAGAATACTGCTAAAAATGTGAGCGGTTCAATGCTTACAATGCGGTATTGTGATATAATAGACAGGAGTAAACCGCAGGAAGATGAAAAAACTGCGGATGAAATTATTGAAAACATCCGATACAAATTGAGTATGTTGGGGTAATCGTATGGATAGTGTAATGGAACTTGTTGCAAAACTGATTCTGGATAGTAGCGAATACGATGCAGGATTAGATGTTGCAGTTGAAGATGCAGAAAAAAGGGGCGGTGGGATTGGTAATGCTGTCGGCAAAGGTTTCAAATTAGCAGGAGAAGCCATTGTCGGTGCTAGTACCGCTGTCGCAGGTTTTGGTATGGCGGCAGTTAAAACTGGTGAAAGTTTTGATAAATCTATGTCGCAAGTTGCCGCCACAATGGGAATGACTGTTGATGAAATCGGTGAATTGCGTGATTTTGCGCAGGAAATGGGTGCCACAACTTCATTCTCCGCATCGCAAGCGGCTGACGCATTGAATTATATGGCATTAGCAGGTTATGATGCTGAAACGTCAATGTCTATGCTACCTACTGTATTGGATCTTGCGGCGGCAGGTGATATTTCACTTGCAAATGCTTCTGATATGGTTACTGATGCACAGTCTGCATTGGGTCTTTCGCTTGAAGAAACGTCTGAAATGGTAGATAAGATGGCTATGGCATCATCTAAAAGCAATACAAGCGTTGCGCAATTAGGTGAAGCATTTCTTACAATCGGTGCTACTGCAAGAAATATGGCAGGTGGTACTACTGAATTATCAGCAGTTCTCGGAGTTTTGGCAGATAATGGTATAAAGGGAGCAGAGGGCGGTACGCATTTGCGTAATGCCCTGTTAAGTCTGCAGACACCTACCACATCGGGGACTGCGGCACTTGCAAAACTTGGCATGACATATGAGGATATGTATGATTCGGCAGGGAATATGCGTGCGTTGCCAGAGATTTTCCTTGAAATGCAACAGCGTATGGAGGGCATGGATCAAGCATCAAAAGATGCTATTGTATCTGGTGTGTTTAATAAGGCTGATTTAGCATCAGTAAACGCATTATTAGGTACAACTGCAGAACGATGGGATGAATTAACAGGATATATTGATAACGCCGATGGTGCGGCAGAAAAAATGGCAAAAACACAGTTGGATAACCTTGCAGGTGATGTAACGCTTTTACAATCTGCATTTGAAGGTTTTCAAATTGCTATTTCTGATGAATTAACACCTAGTTTAAGAGATTTTGTTCGGTTTGGATCGGAAGGTCTTTCAAAACTGACTACTGCTTTTAGAGAAGGTGGTCTTGAAAGTGCTATTGCTGTATTTGGTGATTTGTTGTCGGAAGGTTTGACGATGATCATAAATAAATTGCCTATGGTTGTAGATGCAGGGATGCAGTTAATAGGTGCTTTAGGGCAGGGATTGATCGACAATCTTCCTACGCTTACAACTGCGGCAGTTGAAATCATTACAATGCTTGCAGGATATATTGTGGATGCGTTACCTGCTATTGTGCAGGCAGGTTTTGATATCATTATACAGTTAGGAACTGGAATCGCAGAAGCACTTCCTACGCTTGCTACACAGATTGCGCAGATGCTTGTAAATCTTGCAACTGTTTTAACAGATCCTAATAATCTTACTGGCATTTTGCAGGCAGGCGTTGATATTGTGCTTGCATTGATACAGGGTATCATCGATTCCTTGCCTATCATCATTGATGCGTTACCTACTATTTTTGATAATCTGATCACAGCCATTGTTGATGCGTTGCCGATTATTATAAATGGTGTAACACAGTTAATAAATGCGCTTGCTACGGCGTTGCCGAATATCATCCGTAGGATCGGTGAGAAATTACCGCAAATGATGAAGTCGATTGTGGAGGGTATCACAAAGGCGTTACCGCAGTTAATAAATGCCGCAATCGAATTGATAAATGGCATTGTGCAGGCATTACCAGAGATCATAAAAGCACTTGTTGAAGCGTTACCGCAGATTATTTCTGGTGTTGTACAGGCATTAGTTTCGTTACTGCCTGTTTTGGTTGATGGTTTCGTTCAGTTGGTAGTTGGTGTGACAGAAGCATTGCCAGAAATTATGCAGATCTTTGCTGAAATTGCTCCGCAAGTTCTGACAATGATCATCGATACTCTGATGGAAAACCTGCCGATACTGATACAGGGTGTTGTAGATATGCAGATGGCATTGTGGGAACATTTGCCAGAAATTATGTCTGCGCTGATTGACGCAATCCCGAAAATTTTGAATACGGCGGTTTCTGAATTGACAACGGATGTGCCGATTTTAACATCGGGTATCGTAAGAATTTTTGGAACAATCGCAGGAACAGTCGTAACAGCGGCAAGCGGTATCTTTACACAGGTTACAACAGCACTCAAGAACTGGTGGGATGGCTTAAAATCCGATATTTCCGGCGCAATCGACCTGTTTATTGATGATTTCAAAAAATGGCTTGAAGATTTGCCGTATAATTTGGGTGTGATCTGTGGCGATATGATCAAAAAATTCCTTGAATGGAAGGATGATGTGCTTGATTGGATCAAAACAGACCTGCCGAAAATCATTGATGGGATCATTGACTGGTTTGATGATTTGCCCGAAAATATTTATGAGTTTTTCAAGCAGATTTTAACGGATCTTGGCACTTGGGTAAGCGATATGATCGACTGGGCGACAGAAGAAATTCCGAAGATCATTGAAGAAATCGCAAAGTATTTCGAGGAATTGCCTGAAAAAGCACTTGAATGGGGCAAAGATATGATCAATAGTTTCGGTGAAGGTGTAAAGGGCGCTGTTGGCGGTGCATTAGATGCCGTTAGTGAGTTCGGAAAAGGAATAAAATCACGGCTCGGACATTCACATCCTACAGAGGGCGTGCTTGCTGACGATTACACTTGGATGCCAGATATGATGAAACTGTTTGCAGAGGGTATCAGCGAGAACGAGGATTTGGTGTATAATGCGGTCGAGAAGGCGTTTAATTTTAATGATGCCATAATTTCATCATCCGATAATGTTTCTGGCGTTACAGCGGCTCCTAGCGGCATTATAGCACCCACAGCGGGCAGGGATGTGACCGTTATTCTGCAGTTAGACGAGGAACAGTTGGGAAAGACTACGTTCCGTCTGTATAACAACGAAAATCAGAGAGTGGGCGTTGATCTTGGAAAGGCGGTGTTTGAATAATGTTTTCCGTGGATGGCGTTGAATACAATGTTTTCTGTGATATTGAACGGCAGGCAGAAATAAAGGCAAGCGAGGTGTCGGGTATGTTGCTGAATAAGCGGTATTTTAATGATCCGCTTGCAACATATCTGACCTACACAATTACAATGGCTGTGCCAGTCACAGAGATGGATAATTATGCGGAACTTTATGATGTGCTTATTGATCCTGTGGCTTCGCATCGTTTCGTGTTGCCGTACAATAATACGTTTATAGGGTTTGATGCAAGAGTAGAAACCGTGTCGGATCGGTATTTCAAGAAGGGCGGCACGGCTGTTTGGCGTGGTACACAGTTTACCGTGATTGTAAATGATCCTGTGAGGTTGCCTGCATGATTATCCGAATTAACAATGTCGATTATAGTGAAATCAAAAATCTATCATTTGCTCCCGAAACCGATGTTATAGGGAAAACAGTTCCTATAAATCGGTTTACGGTGGAGATCAAATCCAGTACGCCCATACAGCCGAATGACTTTGCATATTTGCTTGACAATAACGCTGATACTTGGGCGTATTACTGGATCACGGATTCCTATTTCATTGAGACTGGCTGGCAGAAAATAGTTGCACAGTCTACAATGATTTTACTGGATCGGTGCATTATGCCTGCAAAAATGTATGATGGCACAGATACTTTTGCGGATGTTATCGATGAGATTTTCGATAGCATCCAAACGGCATTTCCGAGTATGACTGTGGTTAATGTCGATGCCAGTTTTGCAAGCACAGTTATCAATGGATATGCGCCAGAACAGAACGCAAGAGATCGTCTGCTATGGGTGTGCTTTTGTGCAAGGGCGTATGTCAAATCGTTTTTCAATCAGTATGTTGAGATCCTGCCAGTAGATCGCACGGAAACGCTGATCCCTGCGGAAAAGACTTTTTACAAGCCAAAAATGGAAGTGGGCGACTATGTAACGGAGTTACGCATTGTCGCATATACATACACACTCACACAGACAGATCCGGCACGCACAGACAAATATGTGAAGATCTGGAATGATGTATATATCCAAACGGAGCAGGAGTAC